TTTACCAACTCCAAAATTAAGAATGACTGTTTCTGATGACGGCATTCCTCATTTGACTATATTTAAAAATAAAATATTAGAATTGGGAGATATTGTAGGGGCAAAAGTAACTAGAATCAGAACTTTTGCAAAATATTTAGATGCTGAAAATTTTATTAATTTAAAATATCCAGATGGATTTTATCCTTCGAATACTGAATTGCCTCGTGATATTTTTTATATAGACAGGAAATCACTAGAGAATAAAAATACCATTGAATATGAATTAGCAACTTTTTTTGATATTGAAAATATTAAATTGCCTGGTCGTCTAGTAGTTGCAAACGCTTGTGGAGCAAAATATCGTGGCCATGGATGTTTATATGAGTATGATGCTCGTAGAAACTCTTATGAGCATGGAGAAGTTGGAAATTCTACTCTTCCTACTTATGCGCCACCTATTGCAAATGATAAAAATGAAAAATTTTCTACTTTACTAAGTGGAATAAATATTATTGATATTGGAGAATATCAACCTGGAGTTTATCAAAGTGGTCAATCAGTATATATTAATAGAAACAATCTAAACTATTATTTTGTTTGCAAAGGAAAAGATGTAGAAATACCGCCACCAAATTTAAGATATTGGATGTCAGATGCTTGCTCAAAGAGTGTTCTTGGTTGCGAATTAAGATTTGGAATTGGTGGGTCTGCGAGTGGCAATGTTACTGCTGGACAAATTCCATTTGGTGGTTTTATTTCAGTTAATAAATTTAAATAAAATGAAAAATAAAATTTTAACATTAGATTTAAAAGAAAAAATTAAAATTCATGCTGAATATGAAAAACCAAATGAGGCATGTGGTTTAATTTATAAAAGTGGAGAGTATATTGATATTTACCCATGTAAGAATATTTCTTCTCAAAAACAAGAGCATTTTGAATTGAGTCCTTTTGATTATTTAAAGGCAGCGGGTCGAGGCAAAATTATTGGGATATATCATAGTCAAAAAGATATAAATCCTAGTGTTTTAGATTATGTTGTTAGCAGTGGTCATAAAATTTACTCAGTAGTTTACTCTTATGAAAATGATACTTTCGTAGAAATTAATGAAGGGGCAATTAAATATGCTAAATATATTGGCCGAGCATTTGAATTGGGAACTAGTGATTGTTATTCTTTAATTCAAGACTTTTATAAGAATGAGTACAATATAATTCTTAATAATTATATTAGAAATGACAATGTATTTAAATTAAATCCAGATATAGTAAGAGAAAATTATATAAAAGAAGGGTTTATAGAGATACAATATAAAGATTTACAAATTGGCGATGGAATGGTATTTGGCTTAACTAAAACGAGTCCACATATTGGAATTTTTATTGGTAATAATTTATTCTTGCATTTTCCAAGTGAAAAGTATTCAACTGCTCAATTTATAACTGATAACTGGAAAAAACAAATAATATTTTGCGCTCGTCATAAAAATAATTTTAAAAATGAATAATTCTTTAGTAAAAGTAAATTTGCATCATGAATTAGGAGAAGAAATTGGTCAACATTGGGAATTGGCCGTGAATAGTGTTGCTGAAGCTGTCCGAGCAATTGAAGCTATGACTCATAAATTTTATAAATATTTATTATCAAAGGATAAAGAAAATATTGGCTATCAGATTATAGTTAATGGAAATCCATTGGATACAGAAGGAATCAATCAAAATAATTTAGAAAGTATTAAAAATTCTGAGTTATGTTTACAATATGAAAAATTACACAGTATAGATATTATTCCAATTATTGAAGGTGCAAATAGTAAAACACTTGGATTCGTTTTGGCAGCTATCTTAATAGTTGTTGGAGTGGTAATAAGTGTTCTTAGCGCGGCTGAGATTGGCATTCCATTAATAATTTCTGGCTTGGGATTATTAGTTACCACTCTATTATCAAAACCTCCAAAATTTGAAGACTTTAGAGAAATAGATCAAGGTGGAAAAACATCGTATTTATATGGTGGCCCGGCCAATATAGTTGGAGAAGGAGGTCCGGTTCCAGTTGGTTATGGGCGACTAATAGTTGGAAGCCAAACTGTAACTGCTTCTTACGTTATAAGAGAATTTGATGCTGGAAATACAAGTAGTTATTATAATAATGTTTATTAATTTATGGGAGATTTATATCCAGATGGAATTTTAAGAAATGTCAGTGTATCAAAAGACTCTAATGGCAATACTATTGTTAATCCAACTTATGATACAAGAGTTTTGTTGTCAAAATCTCAGATAGAATTAATTGATTTAATTAGTGAAGGACCTATCCAAGGATTAGTTAGTGGTAAATATAATTTTTCAGGAAATATTGGTGAAATTGGTTGGCGTTCTGCTCAATTTTCAGGATTTAAAGTTCCAACTTCTTATCCCGGAACAGAGTATTTACGATCCGTCTATCTTAATCAAATTCCAGTATTAGATGATTTAGGTAAATTTAATTTTCAAAATATCAATTTATCTTATACTAATGGATTACCTAATGGTGAGGCTATTAGAACTTTATCTCCTAATCAATCAGTTAGTCGTACTATAGGGGAAAGATTAAGAGGTGGAGAAAATAACGCTAAATTTTATAGAATTTTTAATAAAAATATTCAAGCAATAGTTATAACTATTCAAATTCAAACTTTAAGTAAATTTATTAGAGAGGGAGATAATACTGGGCAAACTGATAGAACCTCTATTTCTTATTCTATATATTATCGTCCTATATTTTCTAATAAATCATCAACAGATTTCATTTTAGGTGGTAATGAAAATTTGTTAGGAAAATTATCGCGTTCTACATATGTGCGACCAACCAGAGTAAATTTTCCATCTAATTTTTCTAATGATAAATCTTTTATAGGTTGGGAAATTAAAGTTGTTCGGACTACGCCAGATTCTACAGAGTCTATTTTATCTAATACCACAATTGTTGATAGTATTACAGAAATACAGCAAAATATATTTACTTATCCCAATTCAGCTCTAATTCGTCAACTATTTGATGCAGAATATTTCAATGCAATTCCAGAGCGTTTTTTTGATGTAGAAATGTTAAAGGTAAAAATTCCTGGAAATTATAATCCAGTATTAAGAACTTATTCTACGAATGGTTTTGGTACAACAAATGGCTCTTGGAACGGACAATTTGCTACAGGTCTTTATTATACAAATAATCCAGCATGGTGTTATTATGATTTGCTTACAAATCAAAGATATGGACTAGGAAAATATGTTAGTCCAGATTATACAGATAAATGGGAAATATATAATATTGCAAAATATTGTGACACTTTAGTTTCAGACGGTGAAGGCGGATTAGAACCAAGATTTACTTGTAATTTATGGTTAGCTCAACGAGAAGATGCTTATAAAGTAATAAATGATATGGCATCAATTTTTCGTGGTTTATCTTATTATGCTAATGGATATATTTATACTACTAATGATGCCCCAAAAACTGAAAAATGGGAATTTACAAATGCTAATGTAGAGAATGGAGAGTTTTCATATTCATCTACAAGTAAAAGGTCGCGACATTCAGTTGCTATAGTTAGATACAATGACCCAAAAAATTTTTATGCCCCAGCTATTGAGTATGTAGAAGATTTTGATGCAATGAGGAAATATGGACTTAGAGAGATAGAGGTTTCAGCCTTTGGATGCACAAGTCGCGGACAGGCAATAAGATTGGGTCGATGGTTATTATTAAGTGAGAATTTAGAATCAGAAACAGTAAGTTTTATTGCTGGAATTGAATCTGCTGCTATACGACCAGGAGATATATTTAAAGTTTCAGACGTAAATAAAAAAACTAAACGATATGGTGGGAGATTATTATCTATTAATAATATTATTAATACCGCAACTAATTTACCAACTGGGGCTAGAATAGTTTTAGATAATAAAATTGATACTGAACCCAATATAGAATATCAATTATCGGTATTAACGCCAACTTATAATTATAATGGTTACTCGGTTACTGGATATACTTCTGCTGATACAGCAGAAAATAGAAGTCATATTCAAAAATTTAATTTTTCAGGCTTCCAATCCTCAATTTCTGGAAACCGAGGTATAATTAATCTATATTCAGGATTCAATACTTCAGATTATATTATTAGTGGAAATCCAATTTGGGTTGTCGAATTATCAGATAAGTATTCTACTTATTCTGGCTCAAGATATTTTACTAATACAGATAATGATTATTATAGATTGATTAATATTTCAGAAAAAGAAGCAAATAAATTTATTATTGAAGCAATACAGTATAATCCACAAAAATATATAGAGATAGAGTCCGGCCTTCTATACGATCGGACAGCATTACAGTTATCTAATATTCCTGCCTCTCCAAGAGATTTATCATTAAATATTTATGGCGAAAATCAAAAAAGTAAAATAATTAACTATTCTTTTATTGCTGACGATATTGATAATATAAATACATTTAAAGTTTATGCTAAAAGTGGTTCATTTACTGATTTAAATATTCCAAACTCTCAATATTTAATTAATACTTTGCCTAATAATATTAATTATGGTAATTATATTGTTACTAATCCGGCAGATTATAATTTTAGAGTTTATGCTTCAAATGATATAGAAGGAATTTTATCTCCTAATTTTGCTTCTGGAGTTGCTACAGTATATCAATTATATAAAAT